ACGTTGGCGCAGAATCCCGGCCTACAAGTGTTGGTTGATGAGATAAGGGCCGTGCTTTCAGGTCAACCAGGCAAGCGGCCTCGAGTAATCCCAGCAGCGGCCCTCACAGGAGGTGAGCAGTGAACGAAATCGAAATCCGCAACGCCACACTCCTCGACGTTGATACGAAGCTTCGGATCATCGACCTTATCGCGGTCCCGTGGGAGGAAGAGGGCGACGTTTTGTGGCGGGGTGAGGTTTGGCGTGAAGTGTTCGACCGTCACTCGTTCGACGGTATCGAGGAGCACGCCGGCCGGATCCGGGTCAACCGTGAACACGTCAAAGGTGACACGATCGGTAAACTGGTCCACCTCGACCCTCAGCATGAGTTGGGGCTGTTCACCAGGGCGAAGATCGGTAAGACGCAACGTGGCGACGATACGTTGGCACTCGCCGAGGATGACATGATTTCCCCCTCCATTGGCTACCGGGTGAATTCGCCGGCCGATGTCCGGTCTAATAGCCGTACGAAGGTGCGGAGAGTTTTGCGTGGGTTCCTCGATCATCTGTCGATGGTGGAAGCCCCCGCATTTGCAGGAGCGAAAGTGTTGGCGGTTCGTGCGGAATCGTCTGAGCTCGCCGTAGTGGAACAAGAACCACTACGGAAAACACCGGCGCTGGAAGAGGCGATGAACGACGACGTGCTCATGTGGGCTGCGTCGCGGGTTTCAAGCCGAACCTAGCTTTAAGCGCACGACCAGTACCCCGGAGCGCGGGGTGTGTCGGTTCCGCCGAGTGGGCGGTTCTTCGGACGTGCTTCCTGACCCGTACCAAGCAGATAAGGAAGTACTCGTAATGGCTAATTATCAGGCCAACGACGCCATGATTCGGCGTCTCGAAAAGGAACTCGAAGAGCGGAATTCCGCCGCGCAGGGGATCATCGCTAACGCCGAAGACGGTGAGCGTGACCTGAACAGTGCCGAAAGCGAAACCCTTAAAGGGCTTCGCAACCGGATGGGCGAATTGAAAGAGCAGATCGTCGAACTGGAAGCTACTGCCGAAGCTGCACAGTCAGTGTCGGTTCGGATGAAGGAACTTGATCAGGCGATCACGACTGCCCGTCGGGTCGGTTCGCAAACGGTCGAGTATCGGTCGGCTGGGGCGTTCCTCCTCGACACGTATAAGGCGTCGCAGGGTGACCGGACCGCGGGCGAACGGCTCGAGGTTTACCTTCGTGCCGCCGCCCATCAGAAGACGACGGACAACCCGGGTGTTGTTCCGACTCCGGTGATTGGCGAGGTCATCAACTTCATCGATGCCAGTCGGCCGTTGGTGACCGCTATCGGTCCTCGCGACATGCCGGCGGGAACGTTCTACCGGCCCCGCGTCACCCAACACACGGCAGTGTTGGTGCAGGGTGCGGCTGGTGCGGCTGCGGATGAGAAAACCGAGTTGACGTCGCAGAAGATGACGATTTCTCGGATTACGGTGAATGCCAAGACTTACGGTGGCTATGTCAACGTGTCGCGGCAGAACATCGACTTTTCGAGCCCGCAGATCATGGACATCATCATTCAGGACTTGGCAGGGGTGTACGCCCAGCAGACTGAGGCGGCTACCGCTGCCGAATTGGACGCATCGTTGACGACGCCGGTCGGTTATGGCGCTTCGCCAACAGCGGACTCGATCACTGCTGCTATTTGGACGGCGGCTTCTACCGCCTGGAATCTGACGAAGGGAGCGGGTCGACTCATCCTCGCCCTCGCCCCTGATCGTCTCGCAGTGTTCGGAAAGTTGTTCGCACCGATCAGCCCGGTCAACTCCCAGTCGCCCGGGTTCACTGCCGGCGATTTCAACAGTGGGGCGGTAAGCACCATTGGTGGCATCCCGGTAGTGGTGTCCGCTGGTTTGGCCTCCACTAAGGCGTTCCTGTTCTCGACTGCGGCTATCGAGGTCTATGAGCAGCGGGTCGGATCGTTGCAGGCGGTCGAGCCGTCGGTGCTCGGTGTGCAAGTTGCATACGCCGGGTATTTCAACGCGGTGACGATTGACGACGACGCCATCATCGAACTGACCGCTACCTGATACCTGATCGTGGAATGGTTCTTCCCCCCGGAGGTCCGGGGGGAAGGCCTTCCTGACAAAGGAGACACCTTTCGATGACTAATCAACTGTTGTTAAACGCACTCAAAACCAATTTGGCCACGCAGGAAGAGTTCGGTAACGCCGAGAAGGTGAAGAAGCTGCAGGCCCGTATCGCTGAACTCGAGAAGGCTGAAACTCCGAAAGCTCCCAAGGCTGCACCGGTGACCACGGTGGTTGAGAAGACGGTTAAGAAGACCGTCAGGAAAGGAAAGTAATGGCTACAACCACTCTCAGAGAAGACTATTTAGGTCGAAACTTGCAGGCTCCGACTGTCGCTTCGCTCGACTTCTTAAGCCGGGTGACCACTTCGACCGCCGACTCGTTTGGCCGGCCGTTACGTCGAGGGGTCCGTGTCAACTCGACCGCGGTGACGTTGGGACAGGAAATCCAGTTCACCGGTGGCGAAAAGTTTACGGTGACGGTCGCCGGAACGACGGCGGCTGCGCCGCCAGCCGCGCCGGCGGTGGCTGCCACCGTGGCCGATGGAACCGCCACTCTTCTCAGGACTAAGTGATTCGATGAGCCTCGACGACCTCGAAAAGCTTCGCAGTATCCGTCAGGGTGGGAAGACGAAGGGTAAGGCGAAGCTTCGCCGGTTGCGGGAGGGTGGGAAGACCCGTGGCCTCGAGGCGGAATACGCCGATGGCCGGGTGGAAACGGTGGTTCGGCCGGAGACGGTTCGGGTGAAGTTGTCGGTGTCTGATTCGGAGGTGTTGTGATGGGTCAAATCGAAGCGTTGGAAGCGCAGCTTGAACTGTTGCGGACCGAGAAGAAGCTGACCGTGGCGAAGAAGGACAAGAAAATGTCTGACGTCAAGCTGCGAGAGTTGAAAGCGCAGGTGCGGGCTGCTCGCCAGGAGTACCGCGAGAAGTATCGGTCGGCTGTGCCGGTGGACGGTGTGGCGGTTCAGCCGGATACGGTGCGGGCGGTTGGTGGAGTGGCAGGCGTTGGCTGACGTTGCACTTGTTCCCGAGGGGGCGGTCCACGAACTGCTTGGCGTGAAACGGGCCCCCCGTCAGGTTGGGGTGCATGTGTCGATCCTGAACGCGATGGGTCGCCGCTGGTTGGACCGTGAAGACGTCCTCCGTTGGCTGCAGGTCAACGCCAACCATTTGTCTTTGCCTCTGTTGATGAAACTGTACGACGAACTCGCCGACATCACGGCTAAAGGAGATTGAGATGGCTATCACCAAAGCCGGCATGTACGGCTTGACCCTCGAGAAGATGCTGATCGACACGGCGGCCCAGTCGATGGAAGCTGAGACTCATAAAGAGTTGATGGTGACCGACACGTACACCCACAACTACACGACCCACGACTTCCGTGACGACATCACCAATGAAGTGACGGGCACTGGCTACACGGCGGGTGGGGTGACAGTGACTGCGACCGAAATCACCCTGGCTTCCGACGTGTTGACGTTCGATGCGGCCGACACGGTGTATACGACGGTGACGGTTACGTCGGCGATGGCCGGCGTCTTCTACTTCAACGTTGGTACCGCTGCGACTGACCAGCTGGTCTTGCTGCAGGACTTCGTGACGGCGGCGTCGAGCACCGCAGCGAACTTTACAATACAGCACGCGGCGACTGGCCTGCTCACCATAAGTTTCGCCCCGTGACCTGACCCTCCCTAAAGGAGGCCCCCTTGTTGAGACGCACCTTGTGGTTCGCCGCGCTCCTATCCATGTTCCTGTTGGCCGTCCCTGCACAGGGGGCGAACCCCGGCTGGATCGTGTCATGCAATTACAGCCACAGCAACAGCGACGATCCGATCGTGTTCCCCGGCCAGGTAGGTGCGTCCCACCTCCATGACTTCGTAGGGGCGACCTCGACCGATGCCAACTCGACGCCGGCCAGTTTGCGGGCGGGTGGGACGACGTGTGCGATAGCTGGTGATCGTGCCGCTTATTGGGTGCCGGCCATGTATGAGAACGGGGTCCGGGTGTTGCCGACGGCGACTAGCCGGGATGCCTTGTTCTATTACCGGCGGATCGGAGCGCCTTCGGGGACGACGGTGAGGACGATTCCCGACGGGTTGAAGATGATCTTGGGGAATGCCAACGCTACCTCAGCCGCGCAGAGTCCGCACCTCGGATCAAACATCATCTTCAAATGCGGCCCCGGGAGCACAACCGACCTGCCGGCGCCTCCGTCGTCCTGCAGCTCGGGGATCATGGTCGTGTCGTACCGGTTCCCTAATTGTTGGGACGGTGTGAACCTCGACTCAGCGAATCACATCAGCCATATGGCCTACCCGAGTGGCGGTAGGTGCCCCGTTTCCCATCCGGTGAATATCCCTCGAGTCGAATCGTTCTTCCGCTACCCGGTCGGCACCGGACCGATAGGGACGATTACCTTCGCCTCCGGGCCGTACTACACGGCGCACCAGGACTTCCTCAACGCCTGGGTCGCCGCCGATCTTCAACGCCTCGTCGACCGTTGCATTAATGCCGGGGTCGACTGTGGCGTTAATCCGACGCCTTAAGGAGCCCCCTTGTGAGACGTGTCCCTTATTTCGCCGCGCTTGCCCTAGCCCTCGCCCTGGTGGCGGGGCCGGTTGCTGGTGCTCCTGGTGAACCGACCGCGCCCGTGACCAACGTCACGTTGGCTTTGAAGCACTATGGGACCGGGGCCCTGGTGACTTGTGTCCCGGTGTCTGGTACGACTACCTGGGCGCAGTTAGACGCTTCGAGCACCTCGCCGTTCCCGTTTGCGAAGATGCGGATAGAAGGGTTCGCCCAGGTGCAGGCGGTCCCGTCGGAGCATTGGCGGACCCGGCTCATCATCGAAAAGGTGGAGCAGGGCAACGGCGGGAAAATTGTTTACAAGGACGATTCGTACTACGACTGGCGGCATCAGAACGTCCCGACGGATGGCCGGCGTAACTGGGAGATCATCCAGGCGTCGAAGGTGTTTACCGGGCTGCCCGGGTTTTGGCGGATCACCCTGATTGTGGATGGCGACGAGTCGTTGAACCATTACGCCCCGGCGTGTGTGTTCGAGGTGGGTTGACAGGTGGCTGTTCCGACGATTCGGGCAGTCGGGACGGTAGCTTCGGGTATTGCGGCCATCTCGCCGGGGTTGCCTGCCGGGACTGTCGCCGGGGATCTGCTGGTCATGTTTTTGGAGACGGCCGGTGAGGCGATCACCGTTTCGGGTTGGACTGCGACACCCTCCTCTCCGCAGGACGCCGGGGTAACGACAACACGGCTGACGGCTTTCTACAAGGTCGCTGCTGGTGGCGATGCGACAACGACTTCTGACTCGGGTAACCATCAGATCGGCCGGATTATTGGAATCACCACCGGGACTTTCGACGCGACCACTCCGTTCAACATTAGTGATGGGGGTGGCGACACTACCGGCACTACGGCGGTGTCAATCCCGGGGGCGACCACTACGCTCGATGACTGTCTCGTCTTGGCGGCGAACGCTGGCAGTTTGCCCGATGCGGTCGGAACGGCTGAGTTTTCCAGTTGGGCTAACGCCGACCTTACGTCGGTCACGGAACGGATCGACAACACCGAGTGGGCGGGCTCTGGTGGTTCGTTGGGGGTTGCGTCGGGGGAGAAAGCGACCGCCGGTGCCTATGGGGC